AAAGAACCTTGCTAAAGGCGTCACTGGAGATGCCCGTAGTTTAGTAGCCGGTATCACTTCGGCTATCACGGAAACTCTTGGTATCAAATCTAGTCCTTTGTCTGGGAGTGAAGCTACTGCTATGGCACGGGAAGCTCAAGCACAGCAGATGGGGAATACTCTTGCATCTTACCGAACCAATGAACTTGGTGAACTTATCGATGACCGTCCGGCCTGGCAGAAATTTGGCGGCATCCAAATTGGAGATACCAGTCCTAGCCCTATATACGACCAGTTATCTTCTTGGGATAAAGAAAAGGTAAATAAGACACCAGCAGTTGCCAAGGCCAAGGAGGAATGGGAGAAGCAACAGAGGGAGCGTCAGTCTCAGTACCGTGCGTATAAGGATGAGGACGATAAGCTGGTTGCGACTTTCAAAGAGTTAATTAACCAAATTGCAGGGCCGAGTCGCGAGGCACGGACAATTATCACGTTGCATCAAAGGGACTTGGCGAGAGAGAGGGAAAGCCTGCGGGACCGTAGTAGTGAAGCATTGCAATGGTTAGAAGAGAAAGACCCTGCCAAGGGTATCGAGAACGAGGCATTTACAGAGTATGCCGAGTTAATATTTGATGACATACTTACTGACCCCGTTACAGGTGCATATGACTTTGAAGAACGAGATAAGCGCATGGCAGTCTTACGCAATACATGGACCGGCGAAGTAATCGACAAGATAGAGGATTTCATCCACCGCAATGACCCTCCACTGGTGAAGAAGTTACGGGCAGATAGGGAAACGCTGCGCCCGTACTGGCAGATAGAGGACGATCTCGTCGCTACCCTTTCTCGTACAGAGCAGCAGTATTGGAAGCAGTACCGTGCCGCTGACTCTGGCTTGCGTTATATCATCCAGAGTCAAGGCGACTTGAGGCCGCTGGAAGAGGAACTGGCTAATAGGAGACAGGCTTACCGTTATCAGAATCCTGATGTTGACGTTGCCTTGGACAAGTGGGGGTATTTTGGAAAGCCTATGACTGAGCCAGTACAGCGAAAGGCTATGGAGCAGTTCAGGGGTGTGATGGAGCAACTACCACCATTGCGACAAAGGACTCCTGCGCCAGTTCAACCCCCTATGCGAGGCGCACCAGTGTTACCTAGCAGGGGACAGTCAAGGAGTATTCAAGAGATGAGAGATGCGTTCCAACGCTCAACACCAGCGGCGCGTTAATTTGACTTTTTTTAAAACTTCGTGCAATATTTAGCCAGAACGCATGTTCGTGTGCGTAATCAGGCATGACAACCCTCNATANAGAGGTATCTCATGACGCAACAAGAGAACCCAGAACTGGAAGCGGCAGCACCGGAAGAACAACCAGAAGCCACAGAGGCTCCTGATTGGCAGGCCCGTGCTGAGGCCGCAGAGACAAGAGCAAGCAAAGCAGAGAACGACCTGAACTCACAGCGGGGCAGGGGCCGTCAGACAGACCAGTGGCAGAATCAACTCACCAACATAGGGGATAGGATAGGCGCGATAGAACAGAGCAATCACGCCATGATACGGGCCTTCTCCAGCGGTGATACCGATACCCTGCCAAATGAACTGTCTACTATCCAAGCCCAATCAGCTCAGACATCGGCCAACCGAGCATACGAGACTCGCTACGCCGCTCTGTCAGAGGAACTCCGGGCGGCTGTGCAGGACGGTGAGGGCAACCCGATACTGGACCTTCATCAGGCTCCCGAGCTTGAGACGGTACGCCAGCAGTGGGTGAACGCTCACAAGACAAAAGATATCGCTAGTCTAGCCTCGTTAATCGCTCAGACGCACCGGACAGTGCGCGAGGCCGAAAGAAATAACGGGAGCAGTTCGGAGCATAAGATTCGCAGTGAAGAGCGGAACGCTGCTCAAGAACGCATGGTAGATGCTGGCATATACGACCTAGATACTGGTCCAACTGGCGGCGGTGGCACAGGCCAAGATGACATGACTTGGTACTCCAAGACATACGCTCATATGGACAGCCCTACGCCTGCGGACCACAACCGGGCAATCAAGATAGGGAAACAACTAAAACAAGGTAGGTAAATAATATGGCTGCTGGCGACACTATTACACAGTCACTAGCTGACAGCCTTGATACCGTAGCGGCTTCCGCAAGGTCAGTCCGCGAGTATGAAGGCGTCATGCCCAACTTGGTAGACAAGGTTACCCTTGATGAAGGGTCTGGTACGGCTTGGCGTGAGATTTCGATGGCCCAACTCAATGCCCAGACCATCACCGAGACTACCACGCTAGACAACCCCCAACAGATGTCCGATACGGCCATCAGCATCACCCCAACCGTCACCGGCATTCAGACCTTGGTGACTGACCGGGTAGCTGCCCGTATCAATTCACGGTCTTACGCCCAACTGGGCAGTCTGGCGCAAAACGCCATTCAGCGCAAGAAGGATGAAGACGGCATCACCGTCCTTGACGGCGCGACCACTTTTCTTTCCGGCGCCGGTACTACCCTCGCTTCGGGGGTTATCGCCTCTGCTGCGTACCGAATCAGCAGCAACNCCACNGAGCCTGGGAACCCGCCTTACCGCGCAGTCCTCCACGGCTTCCAGATAAAAGACCTTTATGACGAACTTACCGCCCATGTAGGGACTGCTGCTGGCGGCGAGACTACTTCGGGCCTGACCGCTCGTGTCTTCGAGGAAGGCTTCCGGGGCAGGATCAACAACGTGGAAGTCTATGAGGATGGCAACATCAGCATCGACAGTTCCGATGACGCCAAGGGCGGCGTCTTCGCACAGGAAGCCATCGTGCTGGTGCAGGGGCGCTCCCCTCGTACCGCTACGGTGCGCCGGGAAGACATAGGTGGCGGGGCCACTGTGGTCTACCTGTACGACGAATACGCCTATGGGGAACGCTCCGCAGGCAACTGGCTGTTTGAAGTTTATTCGGATGCTACGGCCCCGACTTCTTAGTGAACCTGCGGCGGACTATATGGTCCGAGGCGCATGGCCCCATCCCCAAAGGGTGGGTGGTTCACAATCTGAATGGACAGCCTGGGGATGTGCGGCTGGAAAACCTTGCCGCTGTTCCGAGGGATAGCATCTTCTTGGCAGTGGCACCCTACAGGGTGCGAATACGAACTTTAGAGCTACAGCTCAAACAAGCAGGTGATTCTAATGGTTCAATCCGGTGATAGCAGACTAGTAATAAACGAGGACTTCCTTGGTGGGACCGAGGTTGCCGTCGCATCCACGACTGCGCCCCCCATCAACTGGCCCCCGTTTCTGACCTTTGTTGGTCAGGGGATTGCCGATACTGACTCCGGGGCCGTCATGCTTGATTCTGATGGTATGAACGGCGTGGTGCAACTAACCACTACCAACGAAGACGTTCACTGCGCTGGTTTCCAGACTCCCGTCATGTTCGATGTGGCCCTAAACGGCACCATCGTCATGGAAGTCCGGTGCCGCCAAGCAGCCCTTAATACCGGAGAGGTCTTCATTGGGTTCTCCGATGTGGCGACTGACCTCGCTATCATCGAAGGCGCTATCTGTCACGGTGATACTGTCACCGTCACACTGACCGCTTCCGATATCGTTGGGTTTCTGATGGCGTCGGACCTCACCGATAATAGTGACTGGCACGGTGTCTACAACGGCGGCACTACTACCGGCGAGACTACTTCCACTGATGTGGACTTCGACGCTGGCGCCACGGCTGGTGAATATCAAGTACTGCGTCTGGAACTCTTCCCCAACGGCACCGTCGAATGGTGGGTTGATGGCGTTCTAGAGCAGACCGTTACGGGTGCGGTGTCTACTTCCGTAGACCTGTGCATGAACGTCTTGGTCGAGTCCAAGACCACTGCGGTAAAGACCTTGGATGTTGATTACATCAGGGTATGGGCCAACCGCGACTGGACAGTCTAGGCATAACTAAAGGTGACTACTCGTAGAGGGTTTCGCTACGATAGCGGTAGTTCCCGGCTAGAGATAACCGTGGACGGGACTGTCGTAGCGAGGCTTAACAACGTATCGCCAAGTTTATCTATCGTGAATGGGTTGACAGTGGATGGGACGGTGACGCTTAACGACAGCGCCCAGTGGACGGCCAATGCCTCGGGTACTGTCACGATATCCAACGTAGCCCCTTCTGGTGTTAGCACTGCTACCATCACCAAGTGGCTCACGGTCACAGACAACAGCGGCGTAGTCATGTACATCCCTGCATGGACATAGCATGAGCAAACTCATTGCGGCTGCAATAGAGGTCCACTTGGATGAACCTGCCTTCAACTTGACGGAGGTCAACCTGCAATCCCCTGATAATAAAGGGTGGCGCAGGTTTCAGATAATCTCCGTCTTGCGTGGGGACAGACTGGCTGAGTACCGAGAGGACTTAGGGCCGAGGGACGATTTCACCGCTGACCCCTTCCGCATCCCTGGCGGTGTCTGGGACGCAAGCATCCACCGCATCGAAGTCGTACACAGCGTGGGCGAACTACGGGAGATTGCCGAAGCTGTCCGCCTTGGCCCCACCATCAGGCCCGACATACCTTCTCGGGACTTGGTTGGGGAATTTCACGACCACATGGCTAAACTGGTAACAGTGGCTAAGGAGCAAGGGTTATGACAACGGATAATAGGCCGGTTGCGGAGTTGATTGCGGAAGCGGAAGCTGCGCCTGAGCCGGGGAATTTTGACCGCCGCCGGGTGATCCACTCCATGTCTGATGAGTTCCCGGTTGATGTCACGGTGGCGTCTTTGGAATCATCCGGCTATGTCTATATCTACGATACAGAGACTGCGGAGCGTTCCATCACCAGCCAAGACAGGCTGACGCAAAAGTTGCAACAACTGCGGCCTAACAAGGCCCGTTATTTCACTACTGTTAAGCCTGGCTTTGTACCTCAGCGAGGCACTCTCAAGTGCCTACTTCATCCTGATGACCCAAATAGGAGACTTTATGCTAGTTGGGGTTTTGCGGAATGTACTAAGGCCAATCTTACGACTGAGTTCCAAGTCACGCGACACGTCCAAGTCCGACACCGAATGGAATGGCAAACCATCGAAGCCGAGCGAGAGCGTGCCGAGCGCGAAGAAGAACGAAACTTCCAACGCCAGCTCCTCGCAAGCTTCTCAGGGCAGGCGCCGCAAACCCAAGCCAGTGACACCGCTGACACCGTTGACACCGCCGAAGATTACACCGACTGCGGATGCGGAGAAGCCATCCGGTCCCGTTATTTAGCCCAGCACCGTAAAAGCAAGAAGCACCAGCGATGGGAGAAGCGACATGGCTCACAACACGGTTGATACAACTATCCTGACCTCTGACGGTCAGGTGAGCAGCGTACCGGGCAAGGTCTACTGGGTGCTTGTCTCCGCTGCTGGCACGGGCGGGGCTTGGCAACTTAATGACAGCACCGACGATGGCGGCACAGACCTAGTAAGCGGTGTGGCCCCCGCGAGTAGCATGACGTTCCTTCGTTTCGGTTCCGAGAACGAGGGAGCTTTGGTTTTTGGGACAGCCATATACGCTGACATTCCCGGCACCAATGTCACATTGACGGTGGGGTATCACTGATGGCTAACGAGTTCAAGCACAAGGACCCAGGCGCGAGTTTAACCCAAGCCGAGTTTATCTCCTCGGACGGCACGGGTCACATCTTTGCATCGCAGGCCACTGGCGATATTTTGTACGCTTCGTCTACTACGGCCCTGGCGCGTCTCGGAGTGGCAAGTAACGGAAATGTATTAGAGTTATCATCTGGGTTGCCAGCGTGGACTGCTTCGCCCACCATTGGTTCGACCAGTTGGGCTAACGCCAACCACGCACACGCTGCT